TAGGCGCTAGTAACTTGCTAGTCGCGGACATACGCGTATCCACCTGGTATACGCAGACAGCATAAGGAGAACCAATAATGCCAACAACAGTCATTACGGGTCGCGACCTCGTTCTAACCATCGCAACGACTAATTACGATGCTCAGACAACTAGCGTGACTCTCGTGAACAGCCCAACAATCGACGTCTACCAGACTCTCGATGGCAAGGCTTACAAGCACACAGACGATCAATGGACTCTTAACGTAGAGTTACTTGCTGACTGGGGTGCAACATCATCACTATTTGAAGCAATGTGGCTCGCAGCTGATGCGAATCCAAACACTACACTTGCAGTATCACTCACAGCAGTTACTGGCGCAGTCTTTGCTTGTAACGTATTGCCTGTTTACCCAACAGTCGGTGGCGGTGCTCCAGGAGCACAGACTGACACTTGGGCACTAACAGTAGTTGGAACACCTGCAGACACATTCAGTTAAAATCTAACAAACGGGAGCACTAGATGAAACTACCAATAACAATTACATATAACTCAGGCGACGAAGCAACTTATACGGCTCAGCCTCCTGAGTGGGCAAAGTGGGAAAAGGCAACAGGCAACACGATTTCTCAGGCAAACGACAAAATCGGAATCTGGGATCTTATGTTTCTGGCTTATAACGCTTACAAGCGAGAGAACGCCGGAAAGCCTGTTAAGTCTTACGACATTTGGTCTGAGACGGTTGCAGATGTAACGGTCGGAGACGATAGCCCAAAAGCCACCAACCAGGAAGCATAAGGCGGATCCTCGTTAATCTAGCAATAGAGACGGGGATACCGATGCAATACTGGGAGGACGCAGACGACATTTTAACGGCGATAGATATATTGAAGGAGCGATCGGATGGCAGATGAAGTCAAGATCGCTTATGACAAAACAGATCTACGCGGTATTACCAGGGCTTTCAAAGGTATGTCAGATGAAGCCGTTGAAGCTGCTAAAAAGGAATCTTCTAATCTTGCTGAGTATGCTTCTCAACAGATTAAGATCGCAGCAGCGACTCGTACGGTTTCAGGGACTGCTGCTCGCCGTATTGCTGATGGAGTTAAGGTAAGCAAGACTTCAAAGATCGGTGAGTTCAGTTACGGCTTTGCTCGTCAAAAGTTCAGCGGTGGCGGTTCAACTCTCGACCTACTTTACGGTATGGAGTTTGGATCTAATAGATTTAAGCAGTTCCCAAAGCGTACGCCTAACAAGGGCAGAGGTAACTCAGGTTACTTCATCTACCCAACTTTGCGTCAGATCCAGCCTCAGTTAGTGCAGAAATGGGAAGAAGCATTTAGTCAGATTTTGAAGGAGTGGGATTAATGGCAGGTAATAGAACCCTTAAACTTTCAATCCTTGCTGACGTCGATGATCTTAATAAAAAGTTAAAAGCAGCTAATGGCGATGTTGAAACATCTGCTGGTAAGTTAGAAAAGTTTGGCAAAGTAGCCGGGGCTGCATTTTTAGCGGCTGCAGCAGCTGCTGGTGCCTATGCAGTTAAGATCGGCGTTGATGGCGTTAAGGCTGCATTAGCCGATGAACAAAGCCAGGTTAAATTAGCCTCAGCGTTAGAAAACGCAACTAATGCAACTAAGGCACAGATTGCAGCTACAGAAGACTCCATCGATAAGATGGCTCGCGCTACTGGCGTTGCAGATGACAATCTTCGTCCAGCCCTTGCTCGCTTGGCTTTATCAACTGGCAACGTCTCAAAGGCTCAGGATTTACTATCTCTTGCTCTTGACATTTCCACACAAACAGGCAAGCCATTAGAGGCAGTCGCTAACAGCCTAGGTAAGGCTTATGATGGAAACAGCGCAGCCCTTGGACGTTTAGGTATTGGATTAACTGCTGCTGAATTGAAGGCAATGTCCTTTACTCAGGTTCAAACAAAACTTACTGATCTCTTTGGTGGCGCAGCTGCTAAGAACGCTGAAACATTTCAGGGTCGAATGGATCGTCTCAAGGTAGCCTTTGACGAAGGTGTCGAGACAATCGGTTATAACCTTTTGCCTATTATTCAAAAACTTATTGACATTATCGTTAATAAAGTTGTACCAGGCTTTGAGAAGTTTGTAAAAATCTTTGATCCACTAAAGCAAGCAATCGAACGAAACAAAGAGTCCTTTCAGGCACTCGGTTCATTTATCGTTGATTACATCGTTCCAGTATTTACGGTGGCTTTGGGTGGAGCGATTACATTTGTGGCAAAGATTGCTGCTGGTGTCGTGGACATTGTAGGTGGAGTCATTAACGTAATCCGTACTCTTGTCTCTGGCGCTATCGATGGAATCAATGCCCTTATTAAGGCTTACAACTCCATCCCATTATTGCCTAACATTCCAACGATCTCTAAGCCTTCATTTACATCACCAACAGTTTCAGCGCCAAAGGTAAGCACTCCAACTTACACACCGCCAACTATTACAACTCCTAGCACAGGCGGAGGGGGAGGCGGAGGCGGAGGTTCGACTTCAAGTCGAGTTTTAAGCACTGCCACAACTACTGCCGTAGCAGCTGCTGCATCGGTTGGTTCATTTGATGTTGGACGATTCCGTATGGCAGAAGAACGCGGTAATACTTTTAACATTAACGTAACTGGAGCCTTAGACAAGGAAGGCGTTGCCCGTCAGATTGTGGAGATTATTAACGAGTCCTCTTACCGCGGTGGCGGTGGACCTGGATCGGCTCTAGTCGCATGAGTCAATGGACTCCTGAATGGAACCTTACAATCAATGGCGGAGGCGATTACACAAATCTTACCCTTGCTAATCTTACGATTACTTCTGGTCGCCAAGACATTTATTCTCAGCCGTATGCCGGTTATTGCAATGTTGAGATTCTTAACCTGGATCTATCTCCTATTGAGATTGACGTCAATGACCAGATCAATATCCAAGTCAAGGACTCCTCTGGTACTTATGTAAATCTCTTTGGTGGCTATGTAACAGACATCGACGTAGAAGTCACACAAGCCTCATCTACGGCTATTTCAGAGCGAATCAAGGTAGTTGCTTTAGGTGCTTTGTCTAAACTGCCTAAGACGCTTACAGAGGGTGTTTTAAGCAAAGATTTTGACGGCGATCAGATTTACGCGATTCTAAGTGAAGCGCTGTTTGATACTTGGAACGAAGTACCAGCTGCTGAAACTTGGGCTGGATACAACCCAGCCACAACTTGGGCGGATGCTGAGAACTCCGGACTTGGTGATATTGACCAACCTGGCGATTATGAATTAACTGCTCGCTCTGCCCAGACTACAGACATTTACAGCCTTGTATCTTCTTTGGCTACTTCTGGACTCGGTTACTTATACGAGGACTCACAAGGCAGAATCGGGTATGCCGACAGCACTAGACGCAGCTCTTACCTTGCTACTAACGGCTATGTGGATCTAACTGGTTCTCATGCTTTGGCTCGCGGGATTAGAACCTCAAAGCGTTCAGGCGATGTCCGTAATAACGTCACTATTAGTTACAAGGCTAACGCTCAGGAATCCGCGTCGGATGCTGCTTCAATCGCTGTTTATGGGCAACAGGCTTACCAGATTAATACCTCACTTGAAAACGGCGCAGACGCTTTAGATCAGGCTGAGTTCTATTTAGGTCTACGTGCATTTCCAGAGGCACAGTTCAAGTCCATTACTTTCCCACTTTCAAGCCCAGAGATTGATGATTCCGATAGAGATGCTTTACTGGAGGTCTTTATGGGTCTAGCAGTAAACATCGTCGATTTACCTTCAAACATAACTAATGGACAATTCCAAGGCTTTGTAGAGGGCTGGACTTTTACCGCTGGTTACAACTCACTTTATTTAACTTTGACTGTCTCACCAACCGCCTATAGCCTCCAGTCCACACGTTGGAATGGAGTCTCAGGAGCCGAGACATGGAACACATTAAGCCCAACACTAGAATGGATTGACGCTACAATAGTAGCCTGATAAAGGAGAAACATGGCAACAACAACTAATTTCGGATGGGAAACCCCCGACGATACCGACCTCGTAAAGGACGGCGCAGCTGCAATTCGTACTGCTCTAGGTGGAGTTGATACGTCCTTTGTTGATTTAAAGGGTGGCACGACTGGTCAGGTATTGGCTAAAGCATCTAATACAGACCTTGATTACAGTTGGAGTACACCAGGAACGGGTCTAACTTGGGTCGCTTTTACTCCCACTTTTAGCGGACTAACGATAGGTAATGGAACAGTTGTTGCAAGACAAGCTACTAGTAATGATTATGAGGCACTTTTTATTCAGGTAACTTTTGGTTCAACTACCTTAGTCACAGGAACAATTTATGTTAATACACCGACATCAGGCGTTATTGATTACTCTTTTAATACTGGGACATGTGCTTTTTTTGATACTAGTAGTGGCAATACTGTTTTAGGAATTGCCAGTACTGGAACGGACGGTGGTGTTCAGCGCGTATTTCCCGCTGCGTTAAACTCTTCATCCACGTACACAACTCGCGATTTTGCAAACACTACAGTTCCTTTCACTTGGGCGACAGGTGACATTTTAACAATCAATATTTACTATGAGTTCTAAGGAGAAACAATGTCATATTTAGACAAAGTATTTGAGGCAGATATTCCTGACGAATGGCGTTGGGAAAGAATCCGCATCCATAGAAACAATTTATTGAAAGCCTGTGATGCAAAAATGGTTGAAGATGCTCCGTGGGACAAATCTGCTTGGGCTACCTATCGTCAATCGTTGCGTGACTTGCCTACGACCAATGCTGACCCAAACAAAATTGTATTCCCAAGCGAACCTGCATAGTGGAACACTTGACTAAGATGTTTACAGATGAAACCGCGTCTAAGTAAATCAGTTGTCCAACTAAGAGAACAGGCAGACGATGCTTATCCAGATCGCAAGCGTGACTCAGACGGGACAATCGGAGACGCCAAGCACTCAACCCGAAAGAGCGATCATAACCCTGACCCTGATTCAGGGTTTGTTCGCGCTATCGATCTCGATGCTGATTTCGACAAACAAGCCTCCACAGCTGCTTACGTTGCCGACCAGATTCGAATTGCAGCCAAGTCAGATAAACGAATTTCTTATGTCATCTTTAATCACAAGATTGCAAGCGCTCGAAGCCTCTGGCGTTGGCGCAAGTACACGGGAGTCAATCCACACACAAAGCACATCCACGTCAGTTTTACAAAGGCTGGCGACACGGATTCGAAGTTTTTTAACATCCCGTTACTAGGAGGAACAGATGAGCCAAGACCTAAAGAAGATGCTAGCAAGTTGGGGCAGAGCGTTTCTAACAGCTGCTCTTGCACTTGTCGCTGCAGGGGAAACTGACCCTAAAAACATTGCTTACGCTGGTGCGTTGGCAACAATCCCACCGATTATGCGTTGGCTAAATCCTAAAGATGAAGCCTATGGTCTACGGTGACAGCAAATGATTGGGCGGGACTTGTTCTCGCTATTTTCTCGACGCTTGCTATTGTTGTTGGCGGTTTGCGTTACTTGGTTCGCGGTTGGTTGTGGACTCTTACGCCGAATGGTGGATCATCTCTCGCAGACCGATTGGCAAGAATAGAGACACGCCAAGAGCAGATGATGGAACTTCTAAAGAAGTAAGGGACACTTATCCACATGGCTAGAAAAGTAACTAAGCAGCTAGAGGATCAAGGCTACTCAAAACTCGACGCTTATTGCATCGGGTTACAGGAGTTTTGGACTTCGTTAAAGCGCGCTGGGTTTCATGACGAAATCGCTTTAGCGATCATCGTCGAGCCATCGGCATATCCCGGATGGATTTTGCCTGATCCAATCGACCCTGAAAAGTTTGGGGATTACGAGGACGACGACGAGGACTAATGACAGTAAAACGAATTGCTTGGATTTCAGATATTCAAGCACCGTTCTTTCATGAAGCAGCAGTCAAGAATCTAGGCAAGTTTTTAAGGGCTTACAAGCCTCATCAAACCATTTGTATCGGTGACGAAATCGACCTCCCGCAGCTTGGTGGATTCGCTCAACCTTGGCAAGAGGTCGAAGGCAACATCGATGAGGATCGCAGACTCACTTTAGAGATTCTTGAATATCTTGGCGTCACGGACGTAGTTGGCTCCAATCATGGAGCGCGTGTTTACAAGTCTTTGTCTCGCAGACTCCCGGCATTTATGAACTTGCCAGAGCTGCGTTATGACAAGTTTATGGGCTATGACAAGGCTGGTATTAAGTACCATCCAAATGGTTTTGATTTTGCTCCTGGCTGGCATACCTGCCACGGAGATGCTTTTCCACTATCGAACAAGCCTGGACAAACAGCGCTTAATGGCGCCATGCGTATGGGTAAATCAATCGTGTCAGGCCATACCCATAGACTTGGGTTATCTGCCCATTCTGAGGCCTCTGGAGGCCGATACGGCCGTATTGTATGGGGTGTTGAGGTTGGCAACCTTGTAGACCTATCAAGTCCTGGAATGGGCTACACAAAGGGTTATGCAAATTGGCAGATGGGCTTTGTTGTAGGTACTTTGCATGGTAAGCGCTTCACGCCTGAACTTATCCCAATCGATCCTAAAGATGGATCTTTCATTTACCAGGGCAAACGCTGGGGCTAAATAGTTACCGTTTCGTTATCAAAATTAACGTGTAATTGTCCCAGGAATGTGAGACCGTAATCCAGTAGCCAACCCAGGCTACAAGAACGGGAGCAAATCAAATGGATCTACAAGTACCAGTAATTGTTTTGTTAATGCTAGCCAATATCTTATGGTTTATTGTTGGCTGGGGCAAAGGCTTTACAGAGGGCAAGCGCGAAGGTTTGGCGATTGGCAAGAACAGTCAGCGCGTGAGTGTTAATGCGCGCTAATGACATCCTTAACGAAGCCCAAGACCTTATCCAAGACCGAGGTAAAGATTACGGTTTGGCAGCTCTCAATCACCTTCGAATCGCCAAACTCTGGTCAGCCTACCTTGAACGTAACATCGAGCCTCACGAAGTCGCAATCTGCATGGCACTTGTCAAAGTCTCACGCTTACAAGAGTCGCCAAACCACGCAGACAGTTACAAAGACGGCTGCGCATACATTGCGCTCGCTGGACAGATTGCATCAACTGATTGGAGTGACCTTGACAGTTATTAAATCGGCGCCTGGCGTTTGGTGCGATTATTGCAAAGTCCGATATGGAGTCAATAATCTACTTGGACAGAAAGCAGCTAGTTATACAGTAGTAAGCAATCATCCCCGCAGTAATGGCGTACGCAGACACTATTGCAACGCCTGCGCTATAGAAGTACAAACATGGGCAGATGGATCGGTTTGGTCTTTGCCTGAACAAACAGATTACTTAATGGGACAGGATGAATTACCGAATGTTTAACCTTGCAGATTATGAGACAGTTGAAAGTCGCTTAGAGAAGTTTATTAAGGACTTTCCGGACTTTAGAATATCAACAGAATTGGAGAGTTTTGCTAATGATAGATTCATTGTTAAAGCGTACTTATATCGAACTTACGCAGATGGCGTTGCGTTTACGACCGGGTACGCAGAGGAGAAGGTTACTGATCGAGGCGTTAATGCTACTTCAGCGCTGGAGAATTGTGAGACTTCGGCAATCGGTCGAGCGCTTGCAAACGCGGGTTATGCTGCTAAAGGAAAGCGCCCAAGTCGAGAAGAAATGAGCAAGGTCGAAAGACTGAGCGCCAAAGACATCGCCAAGGCAAAAGAAGTGCCAAGTTTTAAAACCAAAGAGGAAGCACTAGCTGCGGATCCTTGGAGTACAGAACCAATTTATGGAGATGTAACACAGCCTCCAGCAATAACAGCAGCAGAGGCAATCGCTAATGTCCAGGACATTCTTGGAGGTACAAATTCTGAGGGTTGCGTTCATGGCGAAATGATTTGGAAAGAAGGCGAAAAGGCGGGACGTGCCTGGGGCGGATTCTTCTGCGGTTATGCACCTAGAACAGGCGAAGCCAAATGTTCAACAGTTTGGTACAACCTTGGATCTAATGGCAAATGGGAACGACAAAAGTTAAGGAGTGTGTGATGGGATTTGTTGAAGTAAAGATCAATGGTCAATGGATGAACTTGATGCATTTGACTTTAAGATGTCAGTTATGCAACGAGGAAATCATATTGGCTCATGTAGCGAAGATTGAGAACGCCGACACTCCAGTCAATGCGACTTGGACTTGTAAGAGATGTCATTCAGTCAATGGATAAGGATGATCTAATTCATTATTTGTATTTATTCTTGATTTGCTTAGCTGCTTGGGGCGGTTACGTCATGGGCATCAATCATGGCTAATCATCGCAAACATCGAGGATATCGGACTCAAAAGGTTATAGCCGATTATCTTAAACAATGGTGGGAATATGCCGATACTGCTGGCGCTGGTCGCCAAGGCGAGGACATTCTCAACATCCCAAGTATCTCAATCGAGGTTAAGGCTAGGGCAGACTTTCAACCCTTGGCCTGGATCAAACAAGCTGCGTCAAATGCGAACGGGAAACTGCCAATAGTCATTATGAGATGCAATGGGCAAGGCGAGGATGCAGGCGAATACCTGCTATTTGGCAAAGTCAAGGACATAATGCCAATAATTGCCAATAAAGCACCTAGTCATGAGATTGTTAGATGCGACCAAGATGGAACATACTTATTCAAAGGAATGGAGTGTCCAACGTGCCGATTTATGAATACAAATGCGTAACTTGCCAGATAACAATGGAAATTGAGAAATCAATCCATGAAGAACATCAGCCAATTTGTTGCGGTATGGAAATGCATCGAGTTTGGGGTACGTTTGGTATATCTTTTAAGGGAACAGGTTGGGGTCATCAATGAGAATACTTAACCTTTATGCTGGGATTGGCGGTAATAGGCGTTTATGGGGCGATGAGCACCAGATTACGGCTGTTGAATTAGATCCAGATATTGCAGCTGTTTATTCAGACTTGTATCCGAATGATGAGATTATTGTGGGTGATGCTCATGCTTACCTACTGGCTAATTACAAGAACTTCGACTACATCTGGTCATCTCCACCATGCCAGAGCCATAGCAGTTTCAGATTTAACATTCAAGTTAAGTATCGAGGTACTGAGGCAGTTTATCCAGACATGAAGTTATACCAGGAGATCATTCTGCTTATGACTCATTATGAGGGCTTGTATGTGGTTGAGAACGTAAAGCCTTATTACGATGTCTTAATCAAGCCAACAAAGGAGCTGCAACGACATTACTTCTGGGCTAATTACGACATTACAGATGCTGAGTTTAAGGGTGAGAACCTGAGAACAGCCCAGATCCCAGATTTAGAGAAATTACATCAAGTAGACCTAAGCAAGTACAAACTATCTAATAAACGACAGGTATTACGTAATTGCATATTGCCCGATCTTGGGCTTCATGTATTAAGACACGCGCTCTGACCTGCGGTTATACGAAAGGATTTGACATGAATGGTACGCTATCGACGCAGAGCCCATCAAGGGCTCACCGCGACCCGCTGAGGCGGGTAGGTCGCGGGGTGCTAGTTGCTATTGGGATATCTCTATTCTCACCGGCTTATGCGGATGCTCCGGATGAGGCTAAAAGATTAACAATTAAAGAATATGCAGCTATCTTGGTAGATGATAAGAAGCAGATGAGTTGCCTAGGCAAGTTATACGGTAAAGAATCAGCATGGAATCCAGATGCTGTTAATGGCTCTCATTACGGAATACCACAAGGGCGATCTATATATCTAAAGACTGCAATGCCAGAATTACAAATTAAATGGGGATTGAAGTACATCGATAACAGATACGGTAGTCCTTGTGCAGCTTGGGACTTCTTCCAAAAGAATAACTATCACTAATGGCTAAGCAATCAGCGTTAAGAGATGATGGATCAACAGCGTTATGGCGTAAGATCCGGCAAAGAGTATTGACCAGAGATCAGCACACTTGTCAGAGATGTGGCATGGAAGCCACTCACGTCGATCATGTGATACCAAGGAAGTTAGGCGGTGATGATTCGATGGATAACCTTCAAGCACTATGCAGACAATGTAATTTAAGTAAGGGGGGTGGCTTTTTTGAGAGTGCTCGGACACA